AAGTCTTGCATATACTCAATTACTGACTGAGATAAAGGAGCGCCTTTGTTGTACTCTACTGTTTGTAATTCTAAAATTACATGGTCACAGTTTCTTAAAGTCTCAACTGCACCTTTTAGTACATCAAGTTCTGCACCTTGTACATCCATTTTGATTAAGTCGGGTTTCGGTAACTGTTTGAGATTTACTACTGCATCTAGAGTCACAGTGGTGTATACACGTTTATGACTGTCGTTGAAGTAATTTAAGGCTTCTGGATTTACTTCTGGATTTTCTCTGTAATAACTATTGCCGCCTGGATGATAGGTATTTTGATAGAACTCTACTGGTTTACCAGTCTCATCGCTGAGTACACCGATATGATATTTTAACTGTTGTTCTTTGTAGAGAAATTCAGTTTCTGGCATAGCTTCAAAGACCACATAATCTGCACCCGGCCATATACGTTTGGCTTCGTTGGTCCAATGTAGTACACATGCTCCAATATCATAGACTACTCTAGGTTGAATTGTTAAATTTTCTAAAAATTCAACATGTGATTTTGGAATTAATCGTTGACTGCTGAGGTCTCTAAGTCTAGCAGAGATATCTATTTTTTTAGGTGTTTCTATAGGAGTAGCTTCAGAATTTACTAAAAACTCTGTTGAACCGATATGCCTGCATAGCAAACTCGTATCTGCCCATATTCGATATTTTTTAGATTTGGCCTTCAAACAAAAATCTATATCTTCCGAAACAGTGTTTCTATGATCCAATGCAGAATGATACTTAAATTGAGGGTAGCCTACATCTTTTAGAACTTGACTTTTTATCAGTACACAACCAAAGCCGCACCCTTCGACTTCCACTAAACCTTTACCTTGTAATTTATAGTAAGGCATATGACTGCACCCACCGGTATTAGTAGATTCGTAAATTTCTAATATTTGATCAGATTTACGTTGTCTATACAAAGCTGAAACTATGTCAACATTATGTGATAATAATTTACCTAATGTATCAGGCGGAAATGCCATATCTGAATCTACTGCCCAAAGATAATCATAACCCTTAATTGCCCAATCGGCAATTAAGTTTCTAACCTGATCTATATTATAACCATAAAAGTATTGAAATGTGGTTTGGTAATTTTCTGGAACGATCTGATCGTAGATACTCTTGAAGGTCTCCGCTTCTATGTTCTTCGCTGTAGGTATCGCTATCAATATCTTTTTTTTTGAATTTGAAGTTTTGTTAGCAATCTTATTAGCCGTAATAGTCTGTAATTCTGAATTCACTTTATAATCATTTAATGGATTTGTATCGTTATAGTTATAAACAATATCTTGAAGACATTTAATTTTGTTAGGATCTGCTTGTTCTATTAATGCATAGAATGTAGCATTATCCCCCCCTGCACGAAACCAGTTACCGTCACTGTCTTTGAACTCTAGGTCGTCAACGTTGTTAATTAGATATTTTTTAAATGTACGTAGGTGTGTGTAGGGAATGCCCCAGTTAAACTTATGTTGTCTGTACGATTTTTGTTGTTTAACTAGTATTGGATAGGGTTGACTAACTAACGGTATCTGGTCAATCATACTCCAACAACTACCATAAGTGAATTCTGTATCGTCATGATACACAGTATTATAATAAGATAAAATTGTGTTATCGTTAATTAGACTATCGTCCCCGTCTAACAGCATAATAATACTGCTGTTATCTAGAGTTCTAATAACATCAATTTGATTTTTTACTGCGCCTTGATTTACTATATTTTTTATATAAACAAACTTGTTTTTAATTTTTTCAGGTAATTTTTCTAAGGTATTAATAATTACCTGATCAGTAGAGTCTGTGCTGGCATCATTGATCAAATAACAACAATAGTTGTCATAATCTTGCGATGCAACACTTTCAATACAGTTAGCAATATAATCTTTGCAGTTATAGAATGTAGTAACAATGTTTATCTGCTGTTCAATATTAGATTTATAAGATTCTAATTCTACAACATTATGGTATCTGCGATTATAAATTTTGTGCAGTCTACGATTTAATTTACTAACACGTTGGTATTCATCTAGTGCCAAATAACGGCCGCAGGTTTTATAAAAATGCTGTTTCCATTGCAATGCCACAGAATCCCATCCAGCCACTTCTTTAACTATGTTACAATAGTATTGTTTTTGTTGATGAAGATATTTGTTGTTATAGGCATTTATTGTAAGATTAACAAATTTATTAATTTGATCTTCTGTGTTAATATCAGTAAACAGTACATTGGGCTCTATAGCGTAATCCATGAGATATGCAGCACCTTCTAAAGCAATTTCTTCTAATGCTCCAAATCTGCAGGTTATTACAGGAGTATTATAACATAGACTTTCTAGGGTACTGATACCAAAAGTTTCCGGAAATGCCGAAGGATAAATCATAAAATTAGCCTTAGCTAACCTATCAGCTATTTCACTCTGCGGAATCACACCAGTGAATTCTATACCTAACTGCTGATTTACAGGATCGTTGGCCATTCTACGCCAATCTAATTCTTGTTGATCTGGCTCACCGTTTACTGTAAATTTATAATAACCGCCTATAACTGTAAGTTTGGCTTGAGGAATCTGTTGTTTGATTCTGGGCCAAATCTGTTGTACTAAAGGTATCATGCCTTTAGTAACTGATGCATTATAAATGAACTGATTAGGGTCTTTAACAGTAATATCTATCTCAGTATGATAAAGTCTAACACCATTGCGAGTGATAAACATTTTGTTTTTTAATACTTCAAAATTACGTCTACGCCCGTGATGACAGTTAGTAACATAGGTCAAGTGCCAATCGCTGAGTGTGAATATATCTGTGATATGATTAGTTACCGCTAGCTCTTCTATGAGATTGTCGCCTAGGCAAAAAGTGTCATGCATCCAAAGTATACGCTGTTTAGCTTTGCTGAGTATTCTTGCATAGAGGTTCATACTGGCAAATGGCTGTGCTCTAGTATCGCCTACTTTAGCAAATTGATCGCCGACTAGGAAAGGTATAATAGTTCTACTGCTGATTACAATATCAAATTCATGATCGTCGGCTAGATCACGCAGAGGACGATAGGTCACTGAGTCATAGACTCCTGGTTTGGCATGATCTAAATCACAGTTGTTAAACACAGTAACTTGAAAATTTAATCGGGCTAACTCTGCTGATATTAGTGTTACAGCACTTTCTGATCCGCCTAGACCTTGTTTGAACACAGTGGTTCCGTCATATGGTATGCCTATGATATCTATGATAGCAATTTTCATACAACTACTTAACTAATTTTACAGTTTTTGTGAATTAAATTGAGTTTAGATATACCAAGTCTGTACTGCTGGAGGACTGACTTTAACATCCTCGCCAGAACTGTAGGCATAAGTAGGAGCTGCTACAAAACCGTTGAGGTTACTGACTAATCTGCTTGGCTCTAGTTGAGAGGCAACATTTGTCAGTGTGTTTACTCTAGCTTCTAATGCCGGGGCATGTACATCTGTAACTTCGGTGTCTATGTAGACCATAGCACTAGGGGTCAATGATAATTTACTAATCTCTAGTTGAGCAGCAACATTGGTTAGAGTGTTTACTTTGGCTTCTAGACTTTGATTATGTACATCTGTAACTTCAGTATCTATGTAGACCATAGCACTGAGACTAGATCTGTACTTTTCAGACACTCCTGGGTTACCAGTTCTAATCACGGTGTTTTTAGTTGCCCCTAGAATAGTTGTAACCATAGTAGCTGAATTCAATATGGGTTCTAGCGGATTGGCTGTAACTGTAAACGAGGCTGTACCTCCTCCTACAGTAGCCAACGTATTGTTCCCTATGGGTGCATCATCGCTGACTGTTACCGCAGTGTTGGTAATAGTTCTTGCTGCCGCACTGTTATCAACCAAAGTAGCAGATTGACAACATAGTAACGAAGTCTGTGATCCGGTAATAGCCGATATGTTTGTTCCACTACTCTGCGTAGTTGTAAGAGCAGTAGTAGGTACAGTAAAGTTACCAGTGTACACAGCTACTCCTTTGACTATTCTTAAATTACTAATATTTCCTGCAAAAAATCCATATTGGTTGCCCGGACCGGATATTTGTATAGGTCCTTGACCGGTATAGTTATTGGTATCGGCAGAACCATATGCTGTTTGCCCAACACCGTTGATCCAAAATCTAAGGTTGCCAGTTCCTGAACCATTTCTGGTAATAGCCACATGTGTCCAACTACCAGAAGTTGGATTAGCAGTAAGATTGCTTAATGCTATAGAATAAAGACTTGCGGCAGCAAAACCATTTTGCCAATAAATAGAACCACTAGTTAAGATTAGACCCCAATTAGGAACACTAGTTGTAGTTTGAGTTACTATTTCAAACGCAGTGTCAGTAGTTTTAATCCAGAATTCAATTGTAAAATTACCCGTGCCGAATGCAAAATCTGCGCTGGAAGGAATGCTGAGTTTTGATGTAGTTCCATTAAAAGATGCACTATACCCGTAGGAGGCCAATACGTTTGTAGCAGAGCCTGTAAGACTAGCATTAGATATCTGAGCACTAGTTACTCCTGAGATTGCGTAAGATACTAGGCCGCCAGCAGTCAAACCTCTAGTTTGAGCAGTGAATGTAACAGCTCCACCCCAATAGGTTCCAGGTACACTACTAGTAAAACTAACTATGTTAGATAACTGTATATTAAAAGTAACATCTCCGCTGCTGAATACCATTGTGGCTGTAGTGTTGGTACTTTGTGCAGGTAGTGTTACTGTAACTGTGGCCATTGATCCGCTGAATGTAAAATTGCCTGTTAAGCTAGCTCCGTTTATCTGTTCGCTAGTAACACCTGAAATAGTATAAGCCTCAGTGCTGGCATCTGCTACATCAGCCACGTAAGTGAATGTAATAGTTTCACCCCAATATGCTGTTGTTGGATGACTGCTAGTTAATCCCGGTGTTGGAGTTACAAAAGTACCAGCAGTCAAAAATTGATGTATAGTATATCCACCTGCCTGAGTAACTGTGCCGCCGGCGGCACGTGGAGTACCAGCATATCTAATTAATACCTGTCCGCTACCTCCTGCTCCAGACCCTGTGGCCCAACCACCATTAGGTGCCCAATAACTCCCACCGCCACCACCGCCACCTGAATTGACTACGGCAGTTGGTATCCCGCTACCTTTAGTAGTAGCATTTACTTCATTGGTGTAGGTAGCATAATTATAATAGGTAGTTGTTCCAGCACCTCTGCCGCCACCATAGAATCCATCACCTGCTCGTTCACTGCTGTTACCGCCACCACCGCCACCACCGGCTAGATATAGAGTAGATCCTGTCCAAGTATTTGTGATACCAATACCACCGTTACCACCGGGGCTTGATCCCGACCCATTGGCTCCTGCGGCACCTGCGCCACCACCACCTGCACCGGTATAGCCAACTGATGTTGATCCGCCGTTGTTACCCAATGAAGACAAATTTCCTGCTGTAGTGTTGCCATTAGCTTGACCGCCACCGGTTTGATTTAAAGCATTACCGCCACCGGATCCACCATTCTGAGATGCCGCTGAGAAAGCTACTCCCGAACTGCCCCCTCCACCTCCACCTTCTGCAATATAGCTGCTTAAACTAGAATTACTACCCTTAACTCCATTAAGAGCAGTAGAATTAGCAATAGCTGTGCCGCCGGCACCAACAATTACAGAATGTGTACCACCTGACAGTGTCACGGATCCTTGAAGAACTCCACCTGCGCCACCACCGCCATTGGCATTGGTAGTATTGTGATTACCGCCACTTCCGCCACCGGCTACAATTAATACTTCACAGAGAAATGACGGAGTAATTGTAACAGAAACTGAATACGCTCCAGCTGTAACAGTCAATGTGTTAGTAGTAGCCAGTTTGGTTACTGTAGGGATTGATAGTGTGGCCAGTGAATTGGTCACTGTCATATTGCCAGTTAGTGAATTATTATTTATATCTGCACTAGTAACTCCAGAGATAGTATATGCTACTGAAGCAGAGCTAGTTGTGTGATAATAAGTAAGTGAAACATTGTTACCTGATACAACTGTGGTAGGTGAGTTAAAGAATCCTGGGTCAGGAGGCGAAGTTGTACCATTCCAGGCATAAGTTCCTGAGTATACACCGGCTGTTGTAACTCCTGTAGTCACATAAGTTGTAGCATTAACAGTTTGTGATTTTAATACATTGGTTTCTGTACCACCAGTAGTTACTGTGGTGTTGAAAACGGAATCAATAGTTAAACAAGTTCCGGCATTAGTATAATTACTTGCTGGTGCCGCTAAATTATAGAAAGTACAATTTCTTAATGCTATGTTGTTTAAACCATCATTGTCATATTGATAGCTCCAAGCATTGTTATTATTTGTTTCAGAGAATACACAGTTATAAAAATTACCTTTTGCGCTGCCCATTCTAAAGTAAGCAACAGTATAATTAGTAGTTCTAGCACTATTATTTCTTTTAATAATAGCACCATATATTTTACTATTAGTATTGGCAAAATGAAATATTGCACTGTCTCTGTCTCCACCACTAGCAGTGTGCTGTATGATTACTCTTCCTGGAGCACAAACAAATTCTCTGTGATTACCACCGTCAGTTAATCCAACACTACTACCGTTTACTGATGTAGGAGTTAGAGTATAAGTACCCTCTAAAATCACAAACATTGTGGCAGTAGCCGAAGTGTTCTGTGCTAATGCATAATCTATTGTAAGGTAGGCAGCACCAACACTGTTTCCTGTATTACTGTTACTGCCTGTGCTGGCACTGATGTATTTGATTGTACCAGTGAATGCATCTACCAAACTGTCGTAGGCATCGGGGAAATTATAAATGTTGAGTGTGTTTGGCAATGCCATTATAGATTACTCTAATTCAACTGGTTCAATTTCAAGCCAGATTTGATCGTTTTCGTTCCAGGTATAGAACTTTCCGTCATTAGGCTGCGCCACTGGAGCTGTCCACAGACAGGTTTCTTCGTCTAGGATCCAACTATCATAGGGTTGAGGTGGAATAAAAGCATCACGGAAATAGTCATAGACGTAGCCCGGACCTGCATAATTTTTTCTAAGAGCAGTTCCGCCTAGTAGATGTCGTCCGCCCTGTGTGTTATATGAAGTCTGTATCCACTGTCTAGGGTTGCCCACTGCACCTGAATTGATAAAATCTTGTTCCGCAACTATAACTCGAACAACGATGTTATTATGATCAATTTCAGCGAAATGACTCATTGTGTCAATACTTCCTTACTAAAAATAAATCTCTGTAGAGTGTATCATTGCCTATAGCATAGGCGTAATAGGCTTCGTTATTAACCACAAAGGTCTGACCCGGTGTATAATACTGCTGCATAAATGCATCTGAGCCTCCCATGCTCTTATAGAGACCTATAGCGGTACCTCCAGAATTATTTGAATTCTGTTTATTTCTAGCAAAGGTTATAGGAAATGCTGGAGGGACTAGTGTGCCTGTTAGAGGATCTGATACTGGACCTGTCATTGCATAATTTCCTCGTTGTTTTGAACGCATCATACCAAATGCACCGGGCAGCATAGGTACCTGCATTTCGTTACCATAGTAATAATACTCATTAGTAACAATTTGAGACATAGTGTTAGATGAACCTTGATAACCGCTCATTGGATCGACGTTGATACCATCATTATTAACTATTGCAGAGTTCCAAGAACCAGAGGCTTGATTTTGTATACGGTACCAAGCAGGTAAACTGTTGACTACACCAGTGGTCTGCATGGTTCTTGCCCACATATATGCATTCTGACCGCTGGCGGTACTATAATTGTTACTGCCGTCATAGACCACACTGGCCAGTGGAGAATTATCATCATATTGATCTTCCCATGAGTTAGTTGTTCTCAATCCCACATACATCATCATGCCAGGCTGTCCAGTTGATCCCAGGGTACCGCTCATGGCAATAAAATATCTTTCGGTACTGGCTATTAGCCATTCACCGGCAGAGGGCCTAAATCCATGTGAGGCTCCGTTCTCATCCCAGAAATTTACATCAACTCGGTATCTGTTGGAAACACCGCCAGAAGCGATGTTAGCCCAATTTGTACCTAAGAGATAATTTCCCGAAGCAGTCTGTGCAGTATTATAACCATGACTGACTCCAATTACAGGATATGATGCGTATGAACCACTGAACAAATGACTAGGGTTAGTTCTAAAACTTAGTTTACGGTAGGGATAAGTGGCCTTGCCACTGTCTCTATAGAGGTCTACTACATAGGGTACTGTGGGAAGGCTGGCATTGTAGTTTGAAATTATAGTAGTATCGCTACTAGATGTCCACCCGCCTGCTTCCACATTACTGATGACTTCTGTGATCACGTTAGCACTGCCCGAAGTACCAATCACTGGACTGGCTGTAGGTGTAGTAACTGAAGCTACTGAAGGAGTCGACCCTGCCGGTGCTGTACAGATTGCCTGTATAGCACGTAGAAAATTTATGGCTCGAGCTTTTTCGTCTGTGGCGCCACCTACTGTGGCATTAATTTTACATAGCATAATTACTCCGTTAGAATTGCGTAGTCGTTGATTGTGATGCGTCTTACTGACCCTGCATCTGCATAAGTGATATTGCTGGTATAGGTATTTTCAGGCAATTTCAGCAGCCCGTATACCACACTCAGCACACTGCCGTTGTCTTCTTGGAACACAAATGTGGGATTTTCTATCACTATCAATGCTGAATCACTGTTAAATCTTTTCTGAGGAGTGATATAGTTAAGACTCAATCCTGTTTGACTACCGTAGGTGTTGGTACTGAATTTATAAGTATATGGTATAGTAATGCCAAATACTTCCTGTTGCATGTCTATGCCTGCCATTAACATGTTGCTGGTATATATCCTGCTGACACCGTTTTTACCAATATCAAAAACACCAACATGCGAGCCACTGTATGGACTGCTGATATAGATCATTTTTGTGCTGACCACAATATCAATTCCATAGGGTGCGGTCTGTGCATTGTAGACATTCATATTAATTTCAGCACTTTCGGGTCTAAACACCTGCCAATAAATGCCAGATGCTGTGATATTATTAGTACTCATACTATAATCGCCAGTCTGACCTGCGGTGCCTGTTAACTGTGATAAAACCGCAGTTGACCCCACAATACTAGCTCGACCAGTTACTTCGGTGTTAGTTATGTTATATCCGGTTGAAAGTTCGTTGGAATAGTGTGTAGTGATAATGTCTCCGGCCTGTAGCCCATATCCAAGTAAAAGTCGACCATCTATAGCATTAGTAACAGGTATTGCTAGGTCTACAGAAAATACAGTACCGTTAAATTGACCTCGTACTGTGCCAATATTTCTATATCGATTAATTTCTCTAGAATTAACCAGGGTGTCTGTACCCGAAGTGTAACTCTGTGCTAAGGTCATGTTGGTCAATGCACCAGTCTGCGCTAGAGTAGTAGTTTTAACTGCTATAATAGCAGTCGATGACACAGTCTGACTGGCACTGACCTGATATGTTCCGGCTTGTCCAGCAGTACCTGTTAACTGTGCTAAAATAGTAGTTCCGCCAGTTACACCAGTACCTGAAATAATCATACCTGGAAGGAAACTACCAGTGACTACACCACCTATTGTTAGAGTAGTTCCTGATATGCTAGAAGCTGTACTGCCTCCAATATTAGGTGTTAATGATCCAGTGATAGCGGTGGCTGTGGAAACTGTTTGACTCACACTCACTGTGTATGTGCCATAACCTCCTGCACCAGTGCCAAACGCAATAATAGTGGTATTAGCACTGATGCCGGTACCAGTGATTACCATGCCCAGAGCAAATTTGCCAGTTGTAACAGAAGCAGGAATAGTCAGTGTTGTTCCGCTGATTGTAGCTCCTGAGTTAGTAGCAGTCTGTGTAAAACCATAGGCTAATCTAAAATAGTGTGTGACATCATTATAGTCGCTGTGAAGTTTACTGTAGGTGTTGTTAAGAGTAGTGCCTGTGATTGTAGTAGACGACACTGTTTGACTGACACTGACTACATAAGTTCCTGCACCGCCCGTACCTGTGCCTAGTGCCACAATTGTAGTACCTACTGCTACACCAGTACCTGTAACAGACATTCCCACAGCAAAAGTACCAGTTACTGATCCGCCTACTGTTAATACCGTGGCTGCAATGCTTGAAGCAGAACCACTAGCCGCAGCTCCTGTGCCTACTGATGCATATTTGGCAGAAGGATAAGTTCCGTATTTTATAGAATTAGCTGTGTCGCAGCCTGCACTTAAATTAGTTGGAACTCCGCTACCGTTAAATGTAGCTGTACCTTGTATTATAGCATCGATATCTGCTCGCATATCAGCTAATGTACAACTACTGTTCATTCTATATCTTACCAGCATTATTCTTCTCCTTGGGACTCGTCTTGTACTTCCGGTTCTGGCAAAGGATCTTGATAGCCAAGGTCGGCCACAAGCTGAAATTGTTCAGCTGACACATATTCATTGCTGTGAAGAATATATCTGCCATTTTTAGGTAATTGTGTTAAAGTAACAGCAAGATGCTGTTTACCAGTTGTAGTGATAAATTCATTGACAATGTATTCCTGAGGAGATTCTCCATTAGGTACTTCATCCTTAAATTCATAAACATATCCAGAATACTGTGAAAATATCTGTTTAAAGTAGTTATTTTGTGTCATCATGTATTTATGTATTCAATCTTTACAAATAAATCTGTGGCACTCGCCCCTGTAACATCTAATGTAAGATAATCTGTGGTTAATAAACTAACATTTATGTTGACCGGAGTCATGACTGTTTGATTTTGGGCAATGGTAAAAGTATTTCCTATACTGGTGCCATTTTTCTTTAGAATAAATGTAAATGCCCCGGCAGTGGCCGCTGATGAAACATTAGCATACACAGCGTACATACTGATATTTTTGGGCGGATAGAATTTACTAGCACCGACATACGGAGTGACCAACTGCCCAGTCATTCCCATACTAATGTACAGACTACCTGATGCCCCCTGACTGCCTGTAAAACCAGCTCCTGCTGAACCTGTATATCCCAATGGCCCAGCTGTACCAGCTGAACCTGTGTAGCCTCCTGCAGGACCAGCTGAACCTGTGTAGCCCAGTATTCTACCTACATCAGTCCATTCACTACCTGACCATATATGCAGATTACCTGTGTCTGAGGTAATATACCCATCTCCAATATCACCATTATAAGGGTCAGGAAGATTGGCTTCACTGGCCACAGTACCGACAATGGCTACACTAGTGCCGTCTGTACCGTCTGTACCTCCCGATCCTGTGTAGCCCGCCGAACCGGTGTATCCTAGAGCTGCAAATTCTCCAGGAATACCTTGACTGCCTGTATAACCTACACTACCAGTGTAACCACCACCACCTAAGTCACCAGTTCGAGAAAATGTTACAAACATTTCTTCGTTGTTATTAAACGGAGTTACAGTACCTGCAGAATATGCTATACCAACATTAATGAATCCTGAATTATCTGTTACTGCTCCAGTAATGGCATAAAAAGTAAAAAATTGAGGATTAGCTTGGCTGGTAAATTTTAAATAACCTTTATTATCTGTAGTACTATCAGCAATAGTTAAAAGATAGTTTTTAATATCTACGCCATAAAAATCAAATCTGTTTATTGCGATTGTAGTAGCCAATGATAGATTGGTTGAATCATTTACTGCAATTTTTCCGGATCCTGGACTAACGTTAACTGTAGATGTAGAGTTAAAGGAATATCCAAATGTTGCACCTCCAAAATTACCAGCTAATCCCTTAGATCCAGTGTAGCCAAGAGTGCCTTTACTACCAGTATAGCCTATTGTTCCTGAACTACCTTGACTACCAGTATAGCCTATACCTTCTGATCCAGTATAACCTAAGTCACCTTGACTACCTGTATAACCAATGTCACCTTGACTACCTGTGTAACCGACATCGCCCTGACTACCTATATAACCAGCACTACCAACATAACCTAAATCACCTTGGCTACCTGTATAACCAATGTCACCTTGACTACCTGTGTATCCAATATCTCCTTGGCTTCCTACAAATCCAGTAGTTCCTTGACTACCTGTATAACCAATGTCACCTTGACTACCTGTGTATCCAATATCTCCTTGGCTTCCTACAAATCCAGTAGTTCCTTGACTACCTGTATAACCAATGTCACCTTGACTACCTGTGTATCCAATATCTCCCTGTGATCCAGTATAACCTAAGTCACCTTGACTACCTGTATAACCAATGTCACCTTGACTACCTGTGTATCCAATATCTCCCTGTGATCCAGTATAACCTAAGTCACCTTGACTACCTGTGTATCCAATATCTCCCTGTGATCCAGTATAACCTAAGTCACCTTGACTACCAGTATAGCC